GTAGGTAATTCAAATAAATATATTATTATATTTCTAGATAGTATGGCAAAGATTAATGTTAACGATAAGAGTTACTCAATACCTAAAAGGTTAACCACTCAACAGTGGATGGCGGTAATGTCTTATGACTTTGAGGATCCTAAGTTCTATCCACAGATTGTAGCAGCCGTTACAGGTATACCGTTAGGGTTAATAGCTAAAGCACCAAAAGAAGCCTTAGTACTTGCAATCTCCCTGATAGTAGCAAAGCTAAATGAAAGAAAGGAATGTAAGATGAAAGCAAGTGATGATCTATCGTTTGGCGAGTTTGTCGACATGGATATCTGGTTAAACCTTGGTACGAACTTACACTTGGAGGATATGATCAAACTACTCGAAGTAAATACACGTTATGCAGATGAAGCCCTATGGGCAATTGACAAGTTTGCAGAATATCGTATCTTTACTTATAGACAATATAAACTCTTATTTGGTATTAATGATATCGATATAGAAGGTAACGACCACACACACTTAGAAAGATTACATCTTGCTAGAAGTTGGTATAGAGTAATCGTTGGCTTAGCAAAAGACGATGTACTTAAATTAGATGAGGTTACAGAACAACCTCTTAAAAAGATTCTTAACTTTATGGCTCTACAAAAAGAGAGAGCTCTAGAAGAAGAACAAAAAAGATTAGAACAAAAGAGAAAGTATGACTTACAAAGACGTAGTAGATAGTGTAGCCCAAGCGGTTAAAGAACATCGTATCCTTAGAGACTTCGGGTATGGAGCTATCACAGATATTAAAACAGTAGCGACTGATAGCACTAGTCCTAACACAGTAGACTATCCTTACATATACCTTAACCCTACACAGGGAAGTCGTAATGGCCAGACTATAACTTATAGATGGAACCTAATAAGTATGGATGTAGTACAAGAAGATCCAAACAATACTTACTATAACTATCTTAAAGTGCAATCAGAGTGTCAACAATATATTGATGATATACTTGCTTACCTAAGGTTTCGATCACCTCTAAAGAAGTTTGACTTAACTCTTAATGTTCAACTAACACCATTTAAAGAAAGGTTTCAAGACTCTGTTGCTGGTATGACCGCAACACTAGAGATTGAAATACCACAAGCACTTAATAATTGTATTACACCTTATTTCCCAGAAGCTGATTTGGTCTTAGACGTTCTATCTACACAAGAACAAACCTTTACACCAGACACTCAACAAAGTCCTCAGAAGTATCCTAATACAAGAATAGATACTTTAAATGGTATGAGACAGGACGATCCATTTAACTTCTATAGAATCTTAACTCCAAATACTAACACCTGGACATTCAGAGAAACCGGTACCGCTGTTAAAGTGAGTGGTGCAGGTGTACCTTTCATTAATCCTAGAGTAATAACAGTTCTCTATACTAATGGTCGACCACAAGATATTATACAACCTACATTCTCAACATTCCCTACAGAAGCCGAAATAGGAGTACCGTTTGAGTATGAATGCCAATGGAACGGCTTACAACTAGATCCTAGTATAATTAACTTTATTGTAGTTAACGATTTCGACGATCCTGGTGTATCAGAACCAGGTTATACTACATCTATTAACACAAGACTAATCGGATCATACCAACCAATATAATATGAGTTGCAGCAATATAACACAAGGAATAAGTAAAGGTTGTAACAATAACCTAGGAGGTATTAAGAACATCTATATCTCGGAACAAACTATAACAGGTTATGTACTTCAATACACTACAGGTATAGTCGTAAGATTCGATCCATCTAATGCAACATGGTTAACGATAGAAGCAGATCAAGGAACAGGTAACTTTACAGAAACCTACGAGATTAATCAGATGGGTGGTATCATAGCCTTTAAACAATCTGTAACATTTCAAATCAACGACCTTAGTGCTTACAACCAACAAAGAATCCAAGAGCTCGCAGAGTCTACTAACCTTGGTGTAGTAGTCGAGATGAACAATGGTAAATTCTTTACAGTAGGTATAGAAAGAGGAGCCTACCTAGAAACTGGCAGCACAGGCTCAGGCACTGCATACGGTGACCTAAGTGGATCAACTATAACTATTACAGGTATGGAACAAATATCATCTCTAGAAGTAAATCCCGTGGCAATTGGCCAAACTAACAATAGTTTCATAAAGTATCAATGGCGTATTAAAACACCATGTCAACAAAACCCAATAGTTCAGTTGAACGATATTAGACTAGGTCCTAGCGCTGAAAATGCTAAATGTGAATGGGATGATATGTCCGCATATTTGTTAGCAGATCCTGAAGGATGTAATCCTCAAAGTGACAACGTCGAAACCGCCGGAAACTACATGTATTGGGCGAAGAATGAAACACTAGGAGTAGGAACTCAAGTATACCTTAGTAATGGAAATCCACAATATGAGGGTTGGTTTTGGTATGCCCCAGATGGTCTTATCCGAGCAGTTGGAGTTCCTGGTGCATATACCGGTTTCGAATCCAATCCTAATATGTACATAGGTAAATCAGAAAGCGGAGTAATTACTTACTTTGAATATCAAACAAACGTAACTTGCTAAGATGACATTAAACGAATTTGAACAACAACTAGAAGGTTTTGGCCAATCACTGACGGATATTAGTGCAATCCTATTACAGATTGCAGGTCCTATTGTAGATGATATTAAAAGCGCAGCACCATTCAAAGACGGGTATTTAAAAGATTCTATAAAAGCAAGAGTACAAGGTGACTCTCTTTTTATAGAGATGTTGTATTATGGTATGTTCCAAAACTTTGGTGTTAACGGCAAGGACGAAAACGCATTAGCAAACGAAGTACCGTTCGGAGTAAGTCCTAGACCTTCAATTGGATCGTTCTATCAATTTAAACAAAGAAAGTTTGGTTTGCCTCCATATAAAGGAGGTTTCTTTGACGTAGACCTAATAACAGAAATAATAGCCGACGGAGTGGCTCAACAATTAACTCAAGAATTTTAATATGGCATCAACAGTTTCATTAACACAATCACCAGGAGACTATAACCTAGCTTATGGCCCTAACCCTGTTACACTAAGTAATTTAACAACAGGAGCTACTAAATTTGTTTTACAAGTTAGAACATTAGGTGGTACCATCCTAGCAGACATTAGACAAACAGCAAACTCACAAGGTAAAGCTATCTTTGATATACAAAACATCTTACAGACTTATGTACATGTATCACCTATTGATACAGAACTATTAGGTTTAGGTAGTGTCTCACCCGCTAACTTACAAAACTCTGAACAAGAAGTAGAACAATACATCTTAAGAATAGGAGATGAAACTAGTGGTGTGGTAGATCTTAGACCACAATCCTATGGTCCTTATAATGTAATAGGTGGAAAGAAACCATGGTATGATTTAACATGGCAAGAAGGCCCTTATCAAGGTGCAATACAAGGTGATGATTCAAATCCACCATGTACTAACATCTATTCAAACGGTCAACCACTGAGTGACTTTACCTCATATATTAGAGGTAGTGAACTAGCCACAATGGGTGTAGCTGCTCCTAGTTCAATTGGTATTAATACTAAGGTACAAATACACGATGTCTTTGCATCTGACTTACATACTGTTAGTTACCTTAATCCTCTTTATACTGGTGGCTTACCTAGTCCACCTGCATCAGCACAAGGTATCGAAGGATTTAGAATTACTACTTATGAAAATGATGGAACAGTAGTAGATGATGTAATTATTCCTAATGTTGTAGCAAACGGTGGTGGTCCTAATATAGACTATGGTGATGGTAACCAACCTCAAAATAATACAGCAGTAATTACAGCAGGTCTTGGTCCACAAAACCTAGTTAACTTCACATATACTGATGGTTTACTTAGTGTTAATTTTACACTAGACCCTGCAGTAGCCTACTATTACGTACAAACCGTAGCATGGACACCAGGAACTTGTTTAGCTACATTTACTGGTTATACTGACGAATCAATTCATTGGGTTCAGATGTACAGAATCTATGGTAGAGGTGCAGTATATAATAATACAGGTTGTTTAGATTATGATAACATACAATTCTCTTGGTTAAACTCGTATGGTTTTAGAGACTATTATACATTTACCAAAAAGAATGTAAGATCAACAAAAAGAAAGGCTAATAACTTCTTAGCTAACACAGTAGATTACAATGGCGCTAACTACGCAACTACGTCTGGTGCTAGAGGTTTTACTACTTACTCACAAGAGATACAAGAAACCTTTACAGCTATGACAAGATATCTATCAGACGAAGAAGCAGATTACTTAGAAGGTCTCTTTAACTCACCAGATGTTAGAGTTAGACTAGGACAATCGGCTCCTGCAGGTTATGAGGCTTTTTTCTTTGGTTGTAATATTACTTCAACAAGCTGGACTGAAAAGTCTTATAGAAAAGATAAACTATTCCAATATGAAATTAAGTTTAAACTAGCTAACAACCTGAAATCACAAAGAGGATAATATGATTCAATTAAAAGTATACGATGATTCAAGGCGACTTGATCAATATTGGTTAGATCTTTACGAGACTCAACCTATCAAACTTAACCTATCTGTAGAAGATATTACAAATGCAGAGGCTAAGTCAGTATTTAGTAGAACACTTAGAGTTCCTGCAACTAGTGCCAATAATGAATTCTTTAAAATGGCATTCTTAGTTGACGGTATTGATTATGATGTTACTGTTAAGAAACCTGCAGAAATCATAGTAGATGGTGCAGAGTTTAGACAAGGACACATTAGATTACAAAGAATATTTGTTAATGGCTCACAAGATAAGATAGACTATGAGATTATATTCTTAGGTGAAACGAGAGACTTTTCGAGTGCTATTGGAGATGCTACAATGTGTAGTCTTAATATTACAGACTTATCACATACAGTAAGCTTCGATGAGCTTGCTAAAAGCTGGTCAGCATATCCTTCAACAACAAAGTGGGATCCTATAACTGAAAACTTCATTTCACAAACACCTACATTAACAGATGGTCTTAAGAATGGAGATGTATTATATCCTCTAATCGACTTTGGTAATTCATATGACGATGCAGGAGTTGTACAAGAAGCCAGAATATCTCTACATGGTTCTAATAACTTTACACAAGGC